CAAAAGTAAAAGGAGGGCCTATAAATTTCATGGCGTGTAGTGTTTTGTTAGTAAAACATAATATTTGTTGTTTTGTTTCAACCGCTTGAACAAAAGTCGATCCACCACCTAGTCTTAAATCACCTGCGGTATTTGTAGCCGTTGGAAAGAAATCAACTGGGTTTTCTTGGGATGAAAAACGTATCAACAAAGGATCTTGTACTCCATTGCCTTGTGTGGCTGATGAATTTGCACCCAATCCATCACATCCAAAAGCAATCACATGTCTGTCTTGATCCGATACAAGAACTTGTTTTGCTATTGTTGGCACACTTGTTTCACCCTGATATGTGCTTGTCGCACTAAGTTCTATAGCCCTATTACTTAAACCATTTGTTTTATCCCAGTAAAATATACCACTATCTCTCGGATTAATAATTATATCTTCACCAAAATTATCGTGTGACCATAATCTAATCTGTGCTCCAGGAACCGTGACACTTGCTGCATTACCCCACCCAACAAAATCATTAGCAGAATCTGCATTACCAACCGCTAACCTTACAAGGGTGTTGTCTGCATGTGTTGCGGCTGTTGTACCACTATGTCCACGAGTTACAGTCATTGTATTATCATCTGTAGTTGCCGATACAAGCATCAACTCTTCTTCTACGAGAATAACATCATTGGCGGTATTCATTCCAGTTTCATCATCTACATCAACGGCAGTTTCACTATCATCTAATGCTTCATTAAGTTGTGTCGCTAAAGCACCAGAGGTTGTACCACTCCATTGACCCGCACCCCAACCTGTACCACCAACTGTTACGTCTAATCCTACATTTAGCTGATACGCACCAACAACGCTACTGCCACCATTACCACTATCCGATCCATTCGCTGCAACAGAAGATGTAATTGTATAGGAGTTTGAACTTATTAAGGATGTTATTTGAAACTCTGCGTTAAGTATCGTGGCAGTTATTGTGCCACCTAGACTAGCTGCACCAGAGAATGTTACAAAGTCTTTTTCATTAGCACCATGTGCTGAATCTGTAACTGTTATTGTTGTTGATCCGTTTGTTGCTGCAAAAGTTACGTCACCTGCACCAGTTGTATTTCTAATAGGTGTAATATCATTAAAGGTCTGACCTTCTTCGATGTAATATTTAAGATGTGTACCAATACCCATGAAATCAGAACCATCAAGAGCCACCCAATTATGTAAACGTCTTGCTGATCCTTCATAAGTATTCGGACTATATTTTTCCCAGCCACCAAATTTTTCTGGAAAACCAAATCTAAATCTTACTTTGTCGCCATCAACAAAACCACCTTCATTACTGTACGATGTAATATCAGATACTATTCCAGGTTTAAATTTCAAAGCTCTCATTGGCATTAGAACGCACTCACTGATTTAGTTCCTGTATAAGCGTCTTCATTGACGCTACCACTTCCGTCATTAATATCTTTTAGAGCAAAAGGTCTACTACTGCCATCATTACCAGATATTGTACCTGTTAAACTAAAAGAACTATCTGTTGAATCTCTATCTACTTGATTAGTTGCACCAGCAGAGACTGTTGCATTAAAAGGATTAGTACCAGATAACACACACGATATTGCTAAATTATTTGTAAATATAAACCGTCTGCCTGCCGTTGGTCCTGTAACACTTACGTTTCTAATTTGATTAAAAGCTCCACGACCACCTATAATTGCAACCACTGCTTTACCTGTGGCAGAGTCTATAAATATTTCAATATCAAAACTACCACTATTACCATTATTCACACCAACTAAAGCACCATTCCATTTCATAAAACGATATGTACTACCTGCATGAGAATGAGTTGTATTTGTACTTGGTCGTTTTGAAGTACCACCATCAAATGTACTTGTACCTCCAGTTCCACCTGAAGTTGATGGACCTGAAATACGACCACTTATTCGTGTACCATCTTCCACAAAAGCGTGTGTAAAAGACATACCAAAATCAGATCTATTTATATTATCAAGTCCTACACCACCAAAAAGAGTTGCATAGCTTGTTGTGTAGTATGTTTCATTTACAAGCATACCAGTAGCACTACCAGTGTTTGGCTTCGTTACTGTTGTGTTTCCATCTCCAAAAGAAACACCACCACCAGAACCAAAACTATTACCTGGATCAGGTCTAACATCATTAACTAATAATGTGTCAAACTCGTAAGTGTCTGTTTGAACTGTAACTGTAGAATTATCAGCTTCGCTAATTGTAGTATTACCACTTCCACTAGATGTAAATGTCTTTAATGTAGACTGTACATTGCCACTACCTTTTAGTTCTAGTGTTGTGCTAGAATTTGATGTTAAAGGTGAACCAGATGAGTTTGTAATGTTATTGCCATTGGTATCAAGTATTATTTTTTTATGTGCAGAATTGTTATCTAAACTTAGATTACCACTTATATTATCAGATAATCTAAAAAATTGTATTGGAAGTTTAGTCCTATCACCAGCTTTAGTATTTAAACTACCACTTGAGTCTACTTCGGTAAATCCTACATTTGATATTAATGGTATTGCCATGTATCACCTAAAACTTAATTGATTCTACAAAAGTAAATATAGTTCCGTTTTGATTTATCGCTATTGCAAAAGATGCCGAACTGCCAAGACTTACACCTTGTGAGTTAGATGGATAACTTAAAGTTAATGTATTAGATGAACTTGTCTTATCCACAATTATATATTGACCTATTGCTAAACTACCTATTGCTAAAGTTAAGGCTACGTTGTTACTAGATGTATCGACCTTTTGATATATAGATTGTGCAGACGATGGTGTAAGCGTAGCAGAAGAAGACGTTATAGCACTTGGCACTGTTACAAGATTAGCATTAAAATATGTAGAAAACGTAGCAGCAGTAGTTTGTCTCATTGTACCACCATCGTTGGTAACAATACCATCACCTGCGGCAACGGCTGTTGTACCTATGCTTGAGCCACCGTCCATGAGATTTAATTCTGTTGCCGTAGATGTAAGTTTGGTTCCACCAAAAGACAAACTATCTAATAAATCTACAACTGCTGCACCAGAGCCTGCACCATCTGCATATATCAAGGCTTTTGCACCAGCAGGTACGTTTACGTTAGCTCCAGATCCTTGTGTAAAGGTAGCCGTTTGACTTGTGCTATTATGTACAAAAAACATTTTATCTTGATCGTTTGGAGATATTGTTATTGTATTTGTACCAGATGGTGATCCTCCTAATACTAAAACTTTATTACCTCCTTCTGATAATGTGCCGTCACTTGTTGTTAATGTATGTGTTGTGCCAGATAGTGTAATAGCTCCAACACCATTGATTGCTCTGTCAAGTATGTCTAAGTTGTTGTTTGTAGTATTACCCCAAGTACCAGCTTGTTCTCCAGCACCTATTTTTTCTATACCACTATTTGCTGTATATGTACTTGCCATGTTTACCTCACTGTATCTCTGTCCAAGTTTCCGTACCAGACGGAGTTATTTCTGTATATGTTTCTGTACCACTAGGTGTTATCTCTGTAAAATTCTCTTCTGTTGCTCCTGCGTCTATATTTACAAACAGTATATCTCCAGATGTTGTTTTTGTAAAATTCAAATCCGTACTTACTATTGGTATTAGTATAGTAATACCATCTGCCGTTTGTGTAAATGCACTACTCATAGTTACATCAGTAAAATTGACTAATCTTATATTTTCTGTAGTCTGTGTAAAATTAGAGCTTAACTCTGCATTAGCACCACCTGTTATAAATGTACCAAGAGATGTCTGCGTAAAATTGGCATCCATAGAAGAGATACCGCCCAGTATACCAACACCTACAGAAGTCTTAGATGCAACACCACTCATCTCCGCAGTAGCGTCTAATAACACACCACCTACATCAGCAAGAGCAGTTTCTGCTATGGCAGCGTGACCTAACATTAATCAGCATCCTCTATTGTGTTGCCTTCAGCTACCCATTCTTGGATTGCTTGGTAGTCTGTGTTGTCAGGGTCTAGTGGTACAGACCATTGTTTACCATCAGCGTATATAAGTATTATTCCATCTTTAACGCCTTCAAATTCATGCCATTTCGCTGAAGAAATTTGTTTATAATTACCCATTTTATAACTCCGCACTCCAGAATGCCCTATAACCACTTTGAATTTGTATATATCCTGCGTGTCCTGTTGTTCCACTTGTTGTTACAGAAGCATTTATTCGTAAATGTTGATTATCGCCTGTTGGAGTAATTCCACTAATTGCTCTTACTTGACCACCTGTTACTACACTAAAATTAGTACTAGATAATGAATCACTTAAACTAAAAGATGGTCTTGCTCTCATTGCAACTGGTAATTGTAAAGCACCCAAGTAAGCAGATGTATTATACATTCCTCCTGCACCCATAGTTGCATATTCAGTACCAGCCCCATCTACTTGCCAAAAATACCTCTGACACAAAGCTAGTTCTTCCCCAAATGACCTATGCTCAAATGGTGTGGCTTGTGAGCCTACTTCTAGTTGGACTCCAGTAAGTTGCCATGTAGCATTGTCAGTTGTAGCAACTCCATTTTGTGCGTGCCCAAATGCCCAACCAGCATCTGCATAATCAGTCCATGTAAGAGCATTATTTGCTGAAGTAAAACTTGTTCCAGTTCCTAAGTGCCATGTGATTCTTAAACCCTCACCATTATCATTAGCTATAGTGCCACTACTGTCTGTATCAGCAGGAATAAGTATTGTTTTTTCTTCCCATGTATTAGCAGAACTTATAGTATACGTTGAGGTTAATTGTCTTGCAGTTGAATCAGCTTTAAAAATATTTATTCCATAAGTACCAGTAACAGAAGATTTAACATAAAATCTTAATGTAAGTTTTTTAGCACTAGATGTACCAAAAGCTAATTGTTGTAAATCTTGTGCTTCTATTTTTTGACAACAATCAAATGACTCGCCTGCACTAATAGATGATTCAGGTTCGGTTGTTGTCCATTTTAAAGAGTTTGTAAAACCAACAGGTGCATCAGCAACCTGTGTAATAGTGCCTTCTAATTCATCGTGATTAGCTGATTGAAATTGAAATCTATCTAAACCATATAGATTTGCTGTAGATGTAGCATTATGATTAAAAGTTGCACTACCTCTTTGAAAAACTTGCATAGCACCGTTTATGACAAGATTCCTTCGCCCACCAATCTGTGAATTGGTTAGGACTTCACCCATCTTTGCTAATTCTGCTGCTTTGGTCATGCTGAATCTCCGTTGATTTGTCCAAAGTTTTGTGATGTATCTGTAAGAAGGTCGGCTGCTGTACCACTTCTAGTTTCCATTTTAATAGTTGAAGTCGTAGCAGTATTAAAATTAGTTTGTGAATTGTTAGCTTCAACAGAAGAATTTGTAGTTGCAAGACTATAATTTACATTACCCATATTTGTAGAAAACGTAAATGTTGTTAGTCCTGTGCCATTATCTGTTAATGTACTAGAATTAAAACTGTCACTTGCTGCTGCTGTACCTGTTCCATTCCATTTTACCCAAAACTTTGCTGTTCCCTGATTAACAGTAGCCATTGGTGTTGAATTATTACTACTTGCATCTGTTAATGTGTTTACTCTTAATATACTAGCCATTATGCGAGGTCTCCTGATATTGAAACAGTTATAAGAGAAGCATCTTCTGCTGTTGTATTATTTCCATTGTCTTTTGTTTGAAGCCTAAAAGACCCTGCAGCATATGTTGACCAATCACTTGAACCTGCTCCTTTAAATGTAGTCATAAATCTAGTATCCTGTCCTCCATCATAACCTGTGTTACCCATAGTACCACAATAGTTTGCATTACCCATGTCATTAGCTATAGTAACAGTATAATCTCCTTGAGCATTATCTGTAATACTAGTTATATTAAATGAATCTCTTGTAGCAATAGTATCTCTACCATTAAAGTTAATCCAAGTTTTTATTAACCCTTGTTGCAGATTAGTTGTTGTACTATTGCCTTCACCTGTAACAAGTATAGAACCTGCTGTGGTTACACCTGTAAATTTATCTACTTTAAGTTCACTAGCCATTATGCTAAATCTCCAAAAATTGCTGCATTATTATATCCATCAGCAAAGTTTGCACTTGCATTTACAGTTGATGCCTCAAAGGTGTTTGTATCCACAACCCATCCCTGATAGGGGTAATTAGAGCCACCATTTGTTGCTATTACAGTATAAGTAGAATTTCCCATAGCATTTGTCATTGTTGGTCTGCCTCTTCCAGTTGCGTAATCGTTAAAAGAAGCTATATTAAAAGTATCTCCATCTATTGCACCACCTCCGTGGTCTATTTGTGTTGCCCAACATTTACACAACCCTTGCACAGTATTTTGTGTAGTTGCACCACCATCAGATACATAGGTTGAGGTATTGCCCATTTTTATAGTTGTTGTATTAGGCAAAGAAGGACCACTTGACCCTGCTTTATCTACAATGGTGTCTACATTTAATTGACTTGTCATACAATACTCCAATATCCATTAACAGTGACTGTTGCACTTTGCGTTATAGGACCAGCACTTACACCATTCTCGTCACTATCTATTGTAATATCTGCACTGATTGTTTGTCCGTTTAATCTGATGATTGAGTTGTTACCTTTGAATGGGTATCTTGTATCGGCTTCGGACTTTGTATAAGAGTTGGCTACAGTAAATACATCATAGACAACCATTTCTACTATGTCATTTAAACTCGCTGCTTGGACTAATACAACAGTTGTACCAGTTGTTGCCGTATAGTCATCACCAGGAACTAACAATATTCCGTTTTGATATACATCCATGTACAAGGTATCGTTGTAATTTAGTACAAGTGAGTTGGCATCTGATCCACTAAAGCTCGTTTGTCCAGCAGTGGCTTGATACTGAAACCTACTTCTTACACCAAAATTTTCTGATCTACCTATGTATGGCATTGTTTATTCCTTAACTTGGTTTACTGGGCCAGTTGATATTACTTAGAGCATCATCTGTTGGTGTTTGACTTGTAATATCTCTCAAGGCTTGTCTATATGTTTTCCAAGCATCTGCCATTGTTACATCACCTAATGCCATCCAATCTGTTTCTATTAATAGTGCATCTCTTTGTCTGCGTAACTCTGTCATACGTCTATTAGGTGCATCATTTTCCCACGTAGTATTTCTGTCATCAAACTCTTTTTGTTCTGCATCAGTTAGTTGCACTAACTTATCATCAACCATTCTGTATCCGTTAGCCATGTTATTTCCTCAAACCATATAATTGGACTGTACCACTAGCTATGTTTCCTGTATTAAAATATAATCTAAAACCATTTACAACATTACTTGCATTTGCAACAATCAAACTACCCCCAAAACCATTAGTTTTATGATTTCCACTTGTAGTATAAGTATTAGAACCACCCTCTATTGTAAATGGTCTAGTTGTACTATTTACATTTTGCATTAATAGCTGATAAGTTAAACCCTCACCTGTTGCATTACCACAAGTATCTCTATTAAAGTAAAATTGTTCTGTTGCGTTTCCACTAGTATAATAACTACCATCTCTACCTGCTACTTCAATACCATATATACTTCCAGTTTGAACAGCACCACCTACAAACACACGAGCATACGCATTAGCACCATCTGTAGCAGGAAGTAAACTTGCTTGTAACCAATAGGCATCATAAGTGCTATTTATGTAAGTGGATGAAATATCATACTCTGAAACTGCACTTGATATTGTAGCATTTAATAATAAATTTAAACCACTACCACTTACAGTACCTGTAAAAGCAAATGTATCTGCTAGATTTACACCTTCTGCTTGTACTTTTGTTAAAGCCATTACTTACTCCTTATGCGTATGGACTATCGCCTAGTACACTTGTATCCCAAGCAGCTTTAAGTTTAGCTATAGTATCTGCATCTGTGATTGCTTTTGCAGCAGGTGCATCTCTAAGTGCTTTTTTCTTTGCTACACTTGCAGATTGAGCAGAACTGTCTCCTGCTTCTAATGCTTTCATATAGACTACATCTTCTTCTGCTAATAACGGAGTTCTAACTTCTCTAATTTTATCTTTAAATATAACCTTAGATGCAGTTAAATCTTCTGTTATTGTTTTACCAGATAATGACCACGCATTTCTAAAATGTCTGTCTGATGGCACTGTCGCATCTGATGCTGCAATAGTATTACCATCTTTATCTACTATGTTGGTTGTCATTTAAGCCACCTTTTCTTTCTGTATGGTTAGTTCTTCATTAATCTTCCAAGCATTTCGCCATACTCTAGTGCTAGGAAGCTGT